GATAATATTCATCCCACATAGGAATGTAATTAATATTTCTGTGTGTTCTCCAACCCTCTAGCCTGTGTGATAACCATCCTGCTAACGCCTGGTATTTTGTTTCTGATTTATTCATATTCGGTATAGGCACTTAAATAAGTGCCGATTATATCACATTTTTTACTCTTAATGTAGTTTTCTTTCTTCTGGCTCAACTATTATATCTCCATCTATAAGTAATTTACATATTGTTAGATCTACAGTATCATCCCAATTCGCTTGTAATAATATATCGTCTGTATCATGTTCAAGTAAATTTGTTATAATTTGACAAGCTACAATATAGCGTTGAACTATATTACTTTTGTCATTGCTATATTCTAGAAGTTCTTCTAATTCTGATTTTGTTAAATTACTAATATCCAGCGACATTATCCATTGGCCTCCATTCATCGTCTAATTCTATTGAGTGGGCGAAGTCTGCTACTGATACTTGATCGATATAAGCTAAAGCATCAAGCATATCATCATGTGCAAGTCTATTAGGAAAATCTAATAATTGGTTTGTAAATTCTCGCCACTCTCTCTTTTCATTAAAGGTAATTTGGCCATGCTCCATTCTACCTTGCAATGCCCAAGTTATTCTATCGTTTTTCTTTTTACCACCATGCCTTAACTCTATTATAGAAACCCATCTACCTTCTGTTCTCATTTCATCTTCCAAGTAAGGTAATATTGCATTTCTAAGTGATCCTGTTTCAATCCCCACAGTAGCTGATTCTACCTTCATCGCAGAATAAAGAATTTTTTTAGCAGTTTCTTTAATGTTCCAACGACCATGAAGGATGTCTTTAACCCACCACTTATCACGATCTATCTTAACAATCGCAATAGCTGTTTCGTCTAACCTAGAACGCTTTAAATTTCGTTCTTGTTCTACAGACTCATAACCAGCAGGATCAACTGCAATAACATAGTTTCCTTCTTCTGGCTCTTCATCAACTTGAAACCAATCTTCTTTAAATATACCGCCAGAAGTAGTTTCAAAAGAAGCCTCAAACTCTTGTCTAAAGGACATAGAGGACATTGATTTCTTAGAGGCCTCAATCTCTTCTTTTGGTAAGAAAGGATTATCTGTAGAGGTAAATTGGAAAGCATCCCAATCCTCATCCTCCAAAGCATCTTTATATAAATCAAAAAAATGGTTTTTTCCTGCTGGTGTTCCGATAAATAACGCACCACCTGCCACATCTGCAAGAGTAGGGCGAATAATCTGCTCCCAAACTTGAGGTTTCATACTGGCATATTCGTCAAGCACAACATAAGCCAAGCCTACGCCCCTTAAAGTTTCAGGTCTATCACTTCCTTTAAGATATATCTTTCTTCCATTTATCAATGTAAGAACAGCCGTGTTCTCGTATGCTTGTACTATTAAGTCTTTACCCAATTCCTTGAGCATCGCCCACATAATATCTTTAGCTTGTTGAAAGGTAGGAGCAATATAGAACACATCTTTACTTTCAGACTGTATCGCCTTTATAAGAAGAATCCAAGCAGACAAATAAGACTTACCAAATCGTCTACCAGCAGCAACTATCTTAAAACGCTTATCAGAGTGGAATATTTCAAGTTGTGCAGGATGTAGATCAATATTTAATTCAGCCATCTTCTTCTAAACCCAAATGATATTTGGCCATATCTATAATTGAAGAATAACACCACTCACAGAAAGTAACTGGGCTAATGCCAAAATAACCTTGAACACCACCACAATCAGGGTTGTAATCACCACCACATAGGGAACATTCGTCTTTAGGAGTCAAATTTTTCGGCCATAGGGGAGGTATCTATATTAACAACTACCTCATCATCACTCTTCTCTTCTGGCTCTACTAACTCAGCCTCTTCATATTCACTAGCCTTTTGCTCAATAGACTCTATAGAAGATACATTAATAATAACCTGGGCATCGTTTTTTGCTCTATTAGAGTCAACAGCTTTCTGTACAGGTAATATCCTATCCATACACATCTTTAAACAATGTACATCTCCTTCCATAGCCTTGTCTATTACTTTTTGTACAATTTCCGTACTTTTTTCAGACATTAACTCTCGTGCTAATGCAGTATATTTACCAACTGATCCTTTAGGTCTGCCTGCTGGGTTAAGAGAAGCCATACCTTTAACTAATGCTGGATTACCTTTTCTTTTACTCATTGGTGTAGTATAACACATAAGTGCTTGATATTTGGTTTTTTTTCAAATTTTGTTTTTTGTGGGTGGGGTGTAGCGTTTACTGTTGCTATATGCGATGAGCCTCCCCCAGGGGGGTTTGTGCCATTTTCTAATGATCTAACAAGATGCCCATAAATGCCCATTCTAGAGCCTTTTTTATCTTTAGCCAGGTCAACATATGCCCCAAGTAATTAACTGGCCTCTATTCATGCCCCCAGTACACAGAACGAACGACACTGGAAGTTAAAATATAAGTGAGGGGTAGTCAATATTCAAATACTATTCTTCTAGTTAACAACTACACCACAGCACGCCACAACCCAGGTACTCGCTTACTGTGTTCTTGTGTTCTTGTGCTTTGTGTATGCCCTTGTGTATTTCTTATATGGTTTAAGCGATGCTAGGAAACTTTTTTAATACTCAAACAGAAGAAACTATAAGTTTTTAAGGTTTTACAGCTTAGAAAAACAGAAGAAACTTAATTAAATTAAAAACTGATCGTAGATCGTTTGTTTGTGTTTCTTCTTTTTGGGGGTTCTACTTTCAACCAGGATAAAAAAATGCCCCAATTAAGGGGCATCATTTTCTAGCTTTAATTAACTACACCTGGGCAACCAGTCACAAGCTTTATTACTCCACCACCCATTCTTATAGATACCAAAGACATCATGTCCGAATGAGCCATCATCGAACGATGACAGCTTGTTTAATTGTTCTAGGTTTAACTGGGCATTTTCCAAGCTGTGCTTTAATCGTTCTCTGCTTGGGGTGTGTTGGGGCAACCAAGTCCGCATTCTATCGACTCGGTCAAGGATTGTATCAATTAAAACTTCTTGTTTATTCTAATAATTTGTAACCATTTTTAAAGCCTCCATTTTAATAGTTATAGCCTTCATCACCAAAGGGCGTGTAACCCTCAGACGATGTGTCATATTCTTTTAAATTCCTTAATTGCTCGCCGTACTCATTAAAGTAATTAAGGCCATCATAAAATGCAACTGTGCCGACATAGTCGACACGCTCGCAATGTTGCTGTAAATATTCACTTGTAACCATGTTAAACGCTCCCCTGGTATAGAGTGATAATTTCATTATCAGCTATAGGTTTGCTTTTAGATTGTTTTTCATAGCCATTAAATGAAATTTTAGTTAGGAACTGGTTATGGTTTTTTTGGTTAAAGTAAAAGCCGTAACCTTCGCCCGCTCTTGCATTGAAGCCTTCAACATATAGAATGGCGTTTAATCGTTCTCTAGTTGTTACAGTCGGCCAGCCAGCCAGGGTTAACTCCAGGCCATTACCACTTGAACGCCACGCTATCTTGTTGCCATGCAAATATACTTCTTTGCCGTTTGTCATCGTGTTACCGATTGACTTTGTTTTGCCCTGGTTGAAAGCGTGGGCTATTTGCTTACTTATTTTTCTCATATAAACTCCTTGTTACGGCTCGCTTTTTAAGGGTGCGAGCCTTTGCCCTATGTAACTAATAATACCAGAACACAAAACAAAAATAAAATAAATGATAGGATCAGAATTACAGCCATAATTAAATCAGTTCTTTTTATCATCTGAACACCGCCTGGTTTTTCCAATCTCTAACGATTTCGATATCGACCGAAAACTCAGTATTACAATTAGCACATATCCATATTTCAGTTTCCCAATCAAAATTGCGGTCGTACTCTAACGAATGATTACATACCGAACAAATCTCATCGGGAATGATTGGCTTCTTACCAACTGGCTCAAGCTGTTCAACTGGCCTCCAATTGTTTAGTTTGTTTAAGGAAGCTAGTTTAGTAATAGTCATGGTCATGGCCTCCTTCAAATGATGGCTCGTTTAAATGAACATTGCCTTCTTCAAATTGTTCAGTCAAATAATAAGCATTACCTTCTGCATCATAAACTGGCTCACCATCTTTAATATTTTGTTGTGCTTCGTCATGCCAGGTTGACCAGTAATAAGCCTCCTGGCAGTAAAGTATGCTTAACATACAATGCTGAGAACAAGCGTGGCCATCTCCAGTATAGTAACCTTCTCCCATTCCAACACCACAATGACCACATTGATAAGGAAAAACAGTTTCATCTTTGGGAAAGTTTTTTAAATCTAAATTTTTAAGAGTCTTAAAAGGGTATTCCCCCTCCTCTCTCAAAATTTTTGCTATTTTATCTCTAGTCTTTTTTGAGTATTCCATTACATTTCTCCTTTTTAGTAATTCTCATAAACTTTCTCCCAGTCATATGGCATTTCATAAAATAGAGGAAAAGCATCTCCTTTCTTCCAAGTACCATCTAAACAGGGTGCTTTCTTTTCCTTTACTAATTGGTTAGGGTTATCAGTATGACAACCCTCGTAATTGCTAGGATTATAATAGCATTCATTACATTTATATATTCCCATTACATTTCTCCCCAGTTGCACGATTTTAGCCAATCATTATCTGCCTTGACATTTTCCTCGTGGTTTCTAATTGATTTAAGTTTATCCCTATTATTAAGACACTCATTGCAAATAGCAATTTTGCCATACGGATTTGTGTAACCACATTTTGTTAATATTTCTTTATAGTTCATAAAACCACTTTCAATGTAATATTCTACTTCATTCTCGCATCTTTCCATTTTACTTCTCCTT